ACAAATAAAAAACCCTCAATGCCTACTGACACTAAGAGTTTAATATTATTGGTGGAGATGAGGGGAGTTAAAAACATATAATTGTAAGGAGTTATAAAACACTATCATCCCCTATTTATCTATATTCTTAATTTTAAATAATGTTTAATAATGTGTAATAATTTACAAACTGTTCCCTAACTGTTCCCTTGAAAGTATTTTTGCATAAAAATAAAGGGAGCTTTCACTCCCTCTTTTTATTTAATTAATGCTCTAACTTTTCTTAGTTCATCTTGTGTCAATGGTGGTTCATTTGGTAATATAATTGGATAAACTTGTTCGCCACTTTCATCATATACTTTATAACCACTAACTCTTTTAGATACCATAATTGCACTATCTAAATTAGAATATGCACCAATTTGTGATTTATCATCTGCCCAAGATTTTCTTATTCTATATAAGTTTTCTGGAACTGGTGCTGGTTTAGGTGGCACTACTACTTTAGGTTTTAACCCTAAGTAAGTTACAATACCATTTGCAATTCCAACTCCTGCTTTTTTTAATACAGCATCACTTCTTAGTTTTACAATATCTGTTGTACTATCCATAAATGCACCCTCAACCAATACTGCTGTCATATTACTTTCTCTAAGCATATGCAGATTCGCTTCTTTAACTCCTCTATTTCTTAAGCCATATGCTTTGACTTGTTCATCTAGTATAATACTTGCTAATCTTTTAGTTGATGCCTTGCCCGAATAATTACCATTCCAGATTAAGACTTCTGTTCCTCCGTGACTTCCCCAAATTCCTCTGAAAGCATTTTTGTGGCAAGAAACTAATATATCTGCTCCCCAACTATTTGCTTTACTAGTTCTAGCTTGTAATGAAACATCAGTTCTTCCAGTTGGATCATCTAATCTTAAAATCTCAACATCATATTTCTTTAACTCTTCTATTGCAGCAAGGACAACTTTATTATTAAAGCTCCATTCTCTTTCACCATCAGGAGTTCTTTTTCCTGGAGTGTTAATTCCGTGCCCTGCTCCGATTGCTACTTTTTTACTCATCATTTTCTCCTTTGGCTTTTACATTTCCATATATCTTCCAGTCGTTATCAATATAACTATCAACTTGGTCTTGTGAAACATACATTACCTTATCATCTTTTTTCATTATTGTTAGATAGAAATCTTCTGTTGTTCCCATTTGTTACCTCCTACTTTGCACCTGTGTTTCTAAATGATTGCCAAAGTGTAAATATCCATAACCCAACCAAATAAGGATTGCTAAAAAACTTAATTATTAATTCACCTATTGCAGACCAACTTGTTAAATCGGTTTGACTTATTCCAAAATATGAAAGTATAGGTAAAAAGCTAATTATTATTACTCTGATATAAAACTCTGGGTTTTGTACTCTTTCCTTAAAAAATTCTCTTAATTCTTTCATTTTTATTCTCCTTTTCTTTCGCGAAACAATGTTCGTGTTTTCCCTTGCTCAAATTTAACCACAACAAGAGAAAAGCACCTGCCAAGTGTATTTGCTTGTCAAAGTGCTTCTCTTTTATTCTAGGCTATATTTTAAGCCTTTAAATTGAATTGTTTACTATTGTTTACATATCACTTAGTAATCTAATAATTATGCCTATTAAACTTACAGTTATTACTCCATATACCCAAAAAGTGAGTTTATTTTGCTGTTCTAAGAGTGCTATCCGTTTATCTTGATTAACAATCATTTCAACTTGTTGTCTAATCAATAACATCAATTCTCTTAGTTCTTGCCTTAGTTCTCTGTTTTCTCTTTCAGTTGTGATTTTGAAGTACTGTAAATCTCTACAAGGCACATCATGTTCTTCGCCCATGCTTCACCTCCTATAAATTTGTAAATGGTATTTTAATATACTTAACAACTTCTAGGCTTCCGAAAGAAGTTTGTATAGTCACTGTACCGGCTACTGTTGTGTTAACAACCTTAACAACCATGTTAGATGTAGCGCCTGTTAAATCCACTACGCCAATTCCTATAACGTTATTTTTTCCTGCGGTTTCTGTTGATTGAACTATTAAATGCCCCGTATCAAGTAAATTATCACCGTTCGCATTATTCATAACTGTTGCTATGGCGAAACCCGTACCACTCGATGCGTATAAATTAAGCGTAAAATGATAAATATATCCTTTTGGTAAAGTTATTAAATTAGACGCTATATTTAAACCGCCCCTTGTTTTTCCCATTGGTATTGTTTGCGGATATGTTGTTATTAATTCCGTTGTCGCGCTCGGTTTAAAACTGTTAAATTCTACCGGAAGAAATACACCCCCAGCTGTTTTTGCTGGTGTTAAATCTGTCTTTATGTTGTTAGTTATTGATTCAACAGTACTTAAATCTGATTGTATATCATTTACTAAATTAATTGTATCAGTATCAACAGCATTAGATTTCAAGACTCTTTTATCTGTGAAACCAGTTATTGCTGATGCCGAATGTGTAAATCTGTATAACTCAACTTCCCTTATTCCTGTTAGTGATGAAATAAGATTATTTTGTGTTAAGGTTGTTCCTTTTTTAAGTTCAATACTTGCTACTTTAGTGCTAAGATTTACTTTAGCAATAACCATTGCCGTACCACTTACACCAGCTGGATCAAATGTATTAACCACATCATTATCAACTTCAACTAATGTTCCATTGAGAATAATCATTCCTGTTTGTGTTGTAATATTCCACCCTGAATAAGCAGTTGCAAGTTTACCTCCAAAACTGTCTATTACATAATCATCTGCTACTCCTAGCACTTGATTTAAGGCCCTGTGTTGCGTCCCTGTTAATTGTCCTATGGTATCTACTGTTGATAATTTAACTGCCATTATAACACCCCTTTCAATTTGAGTTTGTCTGTTAAACTTGTTCTCGCATTACCTAATTTTAATTTAATGTTGTTGTCGCCAATATATTCATATCTAGTTATTCTTGTATTAACTACTTTTTCATCAATTGTTAGTTCAATATCGTAACTAAATACATCTGATAAATTACTAAAATCCATCTTGTCATTAAAGTAATTACACACTAATTCTATTTCGTGATTATAATATTGTTGCCTTAGTTCTCCATAGGCTAGTTTATTAGCTTCAATTACTGTTGCACTAAAATCAATGTCTTCTGTTCCCTCTAACTTAACAATTGGTATTGAAGTCACTGATGGTTTATTTGGGTAAATATTACCCTCCCACCAACTACGATTTTCATCACTTAAACTTCCAATAGGTGTTTCATTTCCACCTGCTCCAATTAATCTAGGTTGAAATCTATCACCCTCATAATAGAATTGGTGTACTTCACCATTAGCTTTAAGCCTATATGTGAAATCTGCATCTACTCCCTCAAACACCACCATTAACATGTTAAAAGCACTATCAGAAAACTTAATGTTATAATCGCTAATTAAATTAGTATCTTTAATATTAATCTTAACTACTGGTCTTTCGGGTATTGATAGCTTAACATTAATTGAAGTTAGTCCATCATCACCAGCAAGTGTAAACATTCCATCCCCTAAATCTAACTCCACCTTTAAGCCATAATTAGTCATTATTCTTCTTATTATTTCGCTATGAAGATAAAGACCATATTCAGTTGAGAAAAACCTAACTGGTGGCGTGTAGCCAGTATATACATAAGGCAGATTAGCCATTGCATAATTCGCAAACTTGATTACATCATCATTTAAAATGCCCACTAGGTCGGTTAAGGTGTAATAACCCTCCATCGAAACATTAAATAAATGCGACAACGTAACTAAGTCTGCACCAGTAGCCACTATCAACTCTGACTGTCTTTGTTCGTTAGTTTCGACACTAACTATCCTCATTATTATTTTGACTCCGTTACTATTCCTCAAAACTGCATAATCACCTGAAACAGCTTCAATAGATTCACACATCACACTCGATGTCTGCTCAACCATCATGTCCTCTGATAATTTAAAACTAGTAACTGGTGCAGTTGCTCTATATTTAAGTTCATCTCCATCACCAGAATATATATCAACGAAATTAAATACTTGCGAATTGTTCATACATAACCACCTCCACATTACTAGCTCCACCAATTAATAGGGTACTTTCACCTATCGGAGCATATATATAGTTTTGAAGTCTTTGGTCTTTGTATTCATCTAATATTGTTATCCCAGATGATATTGTCATCTTATCTTCCCTGCTATCAATCTCAACTACTTGATCGCTTTGGATATTCATTTTAAGCTTCCCTTTTTGCTTGTTAATTTCCCAAGTAGGATTAATTGCTAAACCAGTAATCTTAATCTTTAATGGTGCTGGTGAGTGTCCATCATTAGTTAATGTAATTGCTATATATTCACTGTAAAGTGTTCCAACACCATAGGTTAAAGGATAATCATAAGGATAAGGAGCATTAGCAGTTATTACCTCTTGATTACCTGTAAGGCTAACTTCTTCTTTAGTCCAGTACCCCATTAAGTCAAAAGCAACTACACATACTAACATTCCATTTACTTTATTAATTTCACCCTTATCTAGAGTACTAACTTCAACTTTCACATAGTACTCTAAGCCACTAGGGTTATACACTAGAACTAATTCTTTACTACTCATTACATAATCAACGAATATTTTATATTCCTCGTAAGATTTAAAAATCATCTCGCCTTGGAATTGCTCAAAGGTTAGTTTTTTGTCTGCTATTTTTCTTATTAAGTTATAAGCATTGAATGAACTAGTGAAAGAAAAGCCTAACCCTTTTGGACTTCTTAGGAAAGTATCATTAAGTAAATCATATTCTTTATTTTTCTCATTAATTAGTTTAAACTTTCTCATAACAACTCTCCTAACTGTCTATTTATTCTACCCATTAACATTCTTGCTCCTGCTTCATCCATTCCGTTAGCATTGATGGTGAATGTCGGTTTAACTTCTGTTATTAATACATTAGAAGAAGCGTATGGATTGATATTAGGATTAACTGATAACATCACTTTAGATTTCAAACTGTTCATTGCGTTTTCAACTGCTCCAATAGTGGATAGTATACCCTCTACTACTCCTAATCCCATATTAACTCCAACCTCATCTCTTAAAACAGTTGATGGTGAATTGATGCCAAAAAGTTTTTTAATAAACTTCATTACATCTCCAACCCAACCTTTAATTTTGCGCCTTATCCAACCAAATGAGTCTTTAATACCATTCCATAGGCCCTCAACTAGAGCAATACCGACACTTTGTATTTGATTTATGCCTGCCCTAATTCCGTTAACTATTGCAACTATTATTTGTGGCATATAACTTAATAGTTTTGGTATGTTTCTAACTATACCTATGGCTAAAGCAATAATAATTTGAATAGCTGCCATTATTAATTGAGGTGATAGTTTGATTAATGCTGTCACTATTTTTTCAATTATCATAGGCATTTTCTCCGCCAATAGAGGAATAGATGCTATAATTCCATTAATTAATGCTATTAAGACAGTTACCCCAGTTTCAATTATTAAATCAATGTTATCCAACAATAACATCACTATACTAACCATAACATCTATCAATTGTGGTATAAGCTCTGGTATAGCCTCAACTATGCCATTCACTAACGCTACTAATATTTGAATACCAGCTTCTATTATCATCACAATGTTATCTAGTAATGCTTGAACAATGTAATTAAGCAATGTTATTATCACAGGAATTAATACTGGTAACATTTCAATTATAGCGTTTGCAATATCCATTATTGAATTTATCAATATTGGAATTATTTCTGGTAGTATTTGAATTAATGTTGTTAGTATTTGCTTCACCAATTCTGTTAATGTGGCTATCAATGTTGGTAGTAGTTCAACTACCGCTCCAAGCAATGCATCTATCATTGGTGGTAGTGCATTAACTATGTTTTCAATTACTGGTGTTATATTAGCGACAACATTCTGAAATGAATTAACTAAGTTGCCAACCAACAGTTCCATGTCTGCACCATCAATTCCAAAGCCAGTCACAAGATTGTTAAATGCTGATTCCATAGAGCTTAGAGAACCCTCAATTGTAGTTTCTGCTTCTAATGCAGTAGCACCAGCAATCCCCATACTCTCTTGCATTACATGAATAGCAGATGTTACATCTGCAAATGATGATATGTCGTATTTAATTCCAGATATAGCGGATGCATCTTTAAGCAGTCTTTCCATTTCTGTTTTAGTTCCACCATAACCAAGTTTCAAGTTATCAAGCATACCGTAATTTTGTTTTGCAAAACTCTGATAAGTGGCTTGGATTGATGCCATATCAGTTCCCATTTTATTAGCATTGTCAGCCATATCAGTAATAGCCATATCAGCATATTCAACAGCTTTTTTTGTATCTCCACCAAGAGATGATATTAAGCTTGCTGAAAAGCCAGTAACTGTTGACATATACTCATTTGCAGATAAACCAGCAGTTTGATAAGCATTTGATGCGTATTTTTGTAAAGCTCCCGAATTTTCTTTAAACAAAGTGTCAATACCACCAACTAATTGTTCATACTGACCAAATGCAGAAATAACTTCTTTTCCTAATTTAGCAGAAATTGCAACTGCTCCAGCAACTAAGCCAGCAACTAAACCAGCAGTGAATTTTCCAATTGCTGATGTGACTTGTCCTGCCTTTTTAGCTACATCAGAAAGACCATCACCAATAGGTTTAAAATCAACTTTTTTAGAAGCTTTGCTTGTTTCACCTAACTCATTATTTAAGGAGTTGAGCTTGCTTTCTGTGCCTGCAATTTCTCTAATTAGTGATCTATATTGTTTTTCAGATATTTCGCCTTTTTCAAATTGTTCATCAGCTTGTTTCTTAGCATCTTTTAACGCACTTAATTTTTCACTTGTTTCTTTTATAGCTTTAGTCAATAATTGTTGTTTTTGTGCAATTAATTCAACATTGCCAGGGTCTAATTTTAATAACTTATCAACTTTATAAAGCTCTGAACTAAGCCCGCTTATGCTTTTATTTACACCTTTTAGCGATTCTGATAATCCTGTAGTATTTCCATCAATTTTAACAGTTATACCTTTTACTAATGCCATCCGCTCACCTCCTTAAAAAAATGCGTCAATGTCATTTTGTGTTGCTTCGGTTTCTTCGTTTTTATCAACACTTGAAAATAATATATTTAACAAAGTAACAAAACTAATCTCCTTTAATTCACTAAAGCTAAAATTCTGTCTTTTAGCTAATGAAATCATGTAAAATATATCAAATTCTTCTGCATTATTTTCGCTATTTGTTGTTGGGTACTCTCCCACGAAAGGTACTCATGGCTAATTCCATTACCTCCGAAATCCAAGTATTATCATCAAATAAATCATCAATTCCCTCTAGCCAATTTTGATAAGACATAAAGTCTTTATTTTGTTCAGTTATCATTGTGTATGCCATTCTTAATGCCATTTCTAAGATTTCACTAAATTCAGAAAGCCATGCAGTATCTTGTTCTTCTTTTGGTAATTTGTTTATTGATCCATTTATTTTATTAAGTTTTCCTATCTCTTTTAGTAAATCTTTTCCGTATTCATTTTTATATTTGAATGGTGTCCAGGCACTAGATTTCATATCATAGTTTTTTGAACCTATTTTTATTGTTTTTAACATTTGTCCTCCTAAAAAAATAAAGCACCCTTAATAAAAGAGTGCTTTTTGTAAAATTTTAAACTACTGGCACAGGTACAATTTCGTAAACAGTATTAGCAAAACCATTATAGGCTGTTTCGTTAGTTTCGTCTGGTTTTAATGACAATTTAACAAGTCTATCTGATACTCTAGGCGCTACCGTTATAGACAACTTATCAGTTATTGGATTAGCTCCTTTTTCCTTAGTTGCAGCATCTTGATTTGGTCTAGCACAAGTGCAATTATATAGCCAAGTTTTCCTAGCTTTAGCATCACCTTGAATTTCAAACGTTAGCGCAAATGAGTTCACCTTGCTATCAGCATTTTCAATTAATGCTCCATTAGCATCAGTTGTCATGCCCAATACATCAACTAAGAAACTATCAGGAATTAACGCTATTTCTAAATCACCAGTGTAGCCAAGATTTGAAGTTGTTGTATAGTATAAAATGTCATCTGCATAAAATTCTACCATCTCTCCTGCAGGTATAAGTGATAGATTAACTGCTCCTGGTATAGCTACCGGTGTAGCATATGTGTCAACACCATCGGTTGTTGTTATTTTGGAATATTTTACATTTCGTAAACCAAATTTAACTTTGTTCATTTTTTCCTCCTTTAAATAAAATATCTAATTTGATAGATTTTCTCACTACTTATGTAGGTTTCAGTTTTATCAAATATAATATTGTTTGCGTTTAGTAGATTCTCCACTAATTGCTCTTTTTCTATGTCTTTTTTGTCTGTTGCCAAATCAATTATATATTCTGGAATCTCATAATAATTAATATCATTAGCTCTTAAATAATCAGTATCAGCATTAGAATAAGTTATAAATGGTGGTATCACATTATCAGTTGCTAAAAAATGATTATATGCAACTGGCATATTCAATGTTTTTAACAAGTCATATATTTCTTTCTCTGTCATTTTTTACCTCCAATTACACTTTCTAACCTCTTTTGAAATTCCTCACTTACCCAATCTTTGACAGGTTTTATATGTCGAAACTTTCTTGTTTGTCCACCATTTCTTGTTTTGTGACCATATTCCAAGAGGTGAGTTAGTTTATGTTTTTTATTGTGTAACACAATTCTTATTGTTCCGCTTGTTTTGATTTTTTTAATCTTCCAAGACTTTGCATATTCGCCAGTGTTTTTTGGTGAAGCATTTTTGATTTTAACTAGTGCTTCTTTCCCAACTTCTTCAGCTACTCTAACAACATCTTCTTCAACTTCATCGGTGTATTCTTTTAGATATTCGTTAATCAGATTAAGCTTAAAATCCATTAGCTATCACCCGTCTTTTCACTTACGATTATAAAAACAGTATCATCTTTAGATTCAGTAATTCTTCTAACAGAATATTTTCTCCCTTGATACTTAATTGCATCTTGATTGTTGTAATTCTGTTGTCTGAGTTTGAATTCATAGATGTTTGTAAATCCAAATTCAAAATTTCTGTTTACTTCTTCAATTTTTACATCAATTAGTTCTGCATAACACTTAACATCTTCTTCTGTTTCAATTTGATTGCCAATATCATCGACATTGTAAGTTTTGTTAATTAAATAAATTACTTCTGTATAACGTGGTGTAAATTCCTTTAATGTTAGTTCGCTTTTTTTGAAACTATCCCTATTATCAACTATGCCAGTAGAACTTACTATTTCATGGAATCTGTCTTTGATTTTTACGAAATAAACTTGATTAAAATCTGTAAATGGAATTCTTAATTTAAGAGTTAGTTCAACACCTTTTTCTTGTGCTTCAAGTTTTGTTCTGTCGTATATTGCAATTTGCTCAAATTTTAATTTAATTCCTGTTTCCTGTAAATCACCAACATATATTCCCTCACTATTAAGAACAACATTCATCTCGTATAATTCAAGTTCTCCATCTAAATATCTAGGTAGATTTTTTTTAAATTCCTGCCTCAATTTGAATCTCCCTTTCTAACCACATGTAGTTTTCATTAAACTCGTTAATAATTCCATAGTAAGCATATCTGGCATAATTTAATAAATAGTTTCTAACATTAAGATTTGTTTCTGGATTTAAATCATCGCTTAACTCACGACCAATAATTGAAGACAACTTGTAGATTGCACTTTGTAAATGTCTAACTGTTCTAATGGTCGTATCATTGATTTGCAAGTCTGCCAGGACTTCCTCGGCTAATATTACAAGTTGTTCATTAGTCATTTAATTTACTCCTTTTCCTTAGTTTTCTTTTTAGGTTTTTCAATTTCCTCGATAATTTTTACTTTTAATTTATTTCCCTTACTGGATAACTCTTTAATTCTAGCCTGTGAAACTTCTCTGCCATCAAATGGAAAATCTTGTCCAATTTGATAAAGATGTCCATCTTCAGCATCTTTGAATTTTATTAATGTAGTATACATTACACTCTCCTTCCATCAAGGACCTGTAGCATTTAAGCTACAGGTGTGATGTCTATATTTTCAACTACTGGTACTAATGGTTCAAGATTTGTAATATCTAAAACAACTGAATCATCATTAGCTACTAGTCTTCCATTACCATAAGCGACAACTGCATAAGTGATTAAATCTTCTAGGAATTTATAATCTTTAGAGGAATCAACACCCATTGAACTTAGTCCTGCTACATATTTTTTTGGAATATAAGCAATAGCTCTATTAGCTGGAACTTCTGAACTTGCTACGAATACAAAGTTTTTATATAGTTCTGCTTTTTGATAACCAGCAAATCCTTTAGCGTGAGTAGCTTTATAGATTTTAGTATCAATTTCGTTTTGATTTGCAACAATTACAACTTGATCAACAACTCTTGCTCCATTTCTATTTAGAGTTGGAAGTATTGAAGTTCCAAAACTATCTGGGCCTAAATCAGTTATTGCAACTGGAGTTTTGTCAGGATATACTCCATCAACAACTGCTCCGCCTAAGTTTTTCAACATTCCTATTGGTGCGTTTTTGCCATCACCAGCAACAATGCCAGCTTCCATTCCTTGTGAGCTTGCTTCTTCAAGTGAAGCTCTAACGAACTTATCAATCCATGTCGCACCTAAATTAACAATGCCTTTTGGAACATACAAGAAACTTGACAATTTGTGAACATCTAAATTAATAGAATTAATTGCTGCTGCAATTTCTTCTGTAATTGTAGAACTGATTGCTCCCCAAACTGATTTACCAGACACATCAGATAGTACCCATTTTTTCATTCCCGCTGGTGCAAATGTAACATGGTCAAATAATGGATGGCTCTTTTTCAAGTCTTCAAAAACAAAGTCTAAAGTTGTTTCTGGAATTAAATTAATATTACTTCCAGTAAATGCTTGCTTAGCAACATTTTCCATAAACTGTTTTTCTTCTGATGTTAGATTTCTTAATCCAAACTTAGTTATATTTTGTTTAGATGCCTCTAGGTTTTGTGCATCTTTTTGGTACTGTTCAACAGTTCCAGCATAATGTTGTTCTGCAATTTCAGTAATTGCTTCAACAATCGCTTTCGCTTTGTCCTCTGTTGGTGCTTGCTCAATTTTTTGAACAACTAGGTCTAAGTTAATATCTTTTAAATTCATTATTTTTCTCCTTTTGTTTTACTTAAAAAATCCATTCCAAGGACTTTCTATTGTTTTTTCTTTAATTTGTTTTTCCATCACTTTTAATTTCATAACTAAATTATGGAAGTTTTGTTTTTCAAACGACTGCATTGCAACATTATCAATTGATAAGCTTGTTGCAAATTTCATTTCTAAAGCTTCATCAGATGTTATCCAAGTTTCTTTATCCATCATTTCTTTGATTTGTAATTCTGGTAATCCAGTTTTACTTGAATAAATATTGACTGATGGTTGTGTTATTTTTTCAATGTCATCTGCCGCTTTTCTCATTGCATTAGAGTCGCCAACTGCTAAAGTCCAAGCATTATGAATCATTAATAGTCCAGATTCAGGAACTACTCTATTTTTGCCAGCCATAAAAATTATGCTCGCGGCTGAACAAGCAAAGCCATCGACAACAGTTTCAACTTCTCCTTTCCAATTATTTAATAAATTGTAAATAGCTAAACCCTCTGCCACTTCACCACCATAAGAATTAACTCTAACTCTTATTTTGTCAGTTTCAACAGCGTCAAGTTCAGATTTAAAATCAAATGATCCTGTCCTTGTTTCATCATCTCCAAAAACCTGGTCGAAAATATCTTTTTTTCTAATATCGCCATATATTAACAATTCAGTCACATTCGGTTCATCTTCTACTTTTTGAAATACTAAATATTTGTTACTCATTTATTCACCTCCTTCCGCATTAGATTTTTCTTGATTTTTAGTGAAAAACCTCTTATCAGAGTTTGTGTCCTTTTTATCTTTAGGCATTCCCATTAATTCAAATATTTCATTCAATGTGAAGCCATTAGCATGAAGCTTGTCTATGTCATTAGCGCTATCTAGCACATCACGATGTTTAATTCTTGTAGTATCAATTGAAATTCTTTCGCCTTTCAAATAATCTTTTTTACTTACAAGTTTTGCGTTTAATTCATCTTTGATTTGTTCAAAAACTGTTCCAAGCTCAAGAGTTATCCATTCATCTAACGCTCTAGATTTTTCTGTTGTTTTACCAAAGAAAATATCTATTGGAATACCCAGACCAATTGCAACAACTTCAAAAACAGTATCGATTGCAGTTTTCACTTCACCAACACTTTTACCATTTGATTTTCCAATTTCCTCTAATTTTTCATCCTTTTGGAATGGAATAACTGCGTTAAATGATTCAAACAACTTTTTAAAGATTTTATCGACATAATCTTGTGCTTTGTTTTTTAGATCATCTTCACTAGTAGTGTTGCCAATTCCAGCACGACTAATTCCAGCAGGAAGATTAAAAGCGTATTTTTTACCATTACTTTGTTTATAATCTTCAATTGCGTAATCTACGATACTTCCTAGTTTTTTGAAATGGGTATTAATTATTCCTTTGTATTCATCGTTTAGCTCGAAGAATAAAACATCGTTCATAGTATATGTAGAAGCAATTGTTATATTTCTTGATTTAATATTTGAAAATAAATCATCAAAATATAAACTTTCTTTTCTTTCAAAGCAGTCTGCCAAGTATAGCGATTTATCTCTTCCTTGAAAAACTAAAGCTTCACCATCGCTAAACATTTTCAATATGGTATTATGCCAAAATACTGTAGCATTTTGATTTAGATTTGGTCTTATATTAAGTAAGTATTCTGGCTCATCTAACCTCTGGCCATCTTTGTCATACCATTGAAACTCACACTTTGAAAAAGTGTTAGCATATAATTCAATAGCCCTTAATATTGCGACACGCTCAATTGCTAATTCTGTTAATTCTGATGTTATCGAATCTAGATTGAAAAAAAGTCCATCTTTAAATATTCTAAATGCCAATTTTTATCTCCTTTCTTATTTAAATTAATGGATTCCATTGCTCAACATCTAATAGCTCTACTTTTGAAAACGCATGTGTCAAAGCTTGGAATCCATCATTTTTTCTTAATTTAGGTTCTATTTTTATAAAATTCTTATTGCCTTTTTTAGTTTGTTCTACACCAGTGTTATTTGTATACCATCGCATTAATGGATCATCACCATATATCATTTTTTTATTTGAATATATTTCATCTAGAATTGGTGCTATCATACTTGAATTAAATTCACCACTTCTAACTAAAAATATTTCTCCATTAGGATTCTTCTTAGGATCATATATTGTCAAGCCTCTTTTTTCGGCAGTTTCTTTCATTATCCAAAATCTGAAAGTATCCATAACGATAATTCTCACATTGTACTTTTGACAATTTTCAAAAAAATAATCCCATATTAAATCAGGTTCAATTATTGGTGTATCAACAATTTTTAATAGACCCTTTTTTTCCCACTCATCAAGTGGTGGTTTAATAAATTTAAAATAAGGTGATTTTTTATTTGCCCAACTAAATTGTTCAAAAACATAATCATTAGGTTTTGTTAAAAATCCACATGATGCAAAGTCTTTTATTTCTGCATAGTCAATTGCAAAAATAGCAGGACAGCCCTCATTATTTGGAATTGTTCTATTTGTCGCTAACACATTTTCCCAAGTAGTAAATAACTTTTCCTCGTTTTCTCTTGGTAAATTCATTCGCTTTACATAAAAATCAAACTCTAAATGAGGTTGATGTTTCATTTTAATGTAGCTTTCTTCAATTTCATCTTTTAAAACTTGTCTATAATTCATTGATGGATTTGCTTTAACCCACATTTTCGGATTATCTATTTCTTTTTCAGAATCAAGCTTGTAAATAATAGGACAAAACCTAGATTTAGGAATATCTCCCCTTAATACTTTTTTAGAAAACTCTTTATAGTCATCAAGAACTGCTCCTCTTATACCACCATCTGTTGTTATATATACAGTTCTAGGATTTAGAACTTTACCTCTAGCAGATTGATAGACGCTAATTAATTTATAGTTTTCCATTTCATGTACTTCATTAACAACAATCATTCCTGGTCTTCTTCCATCACCAGTTCTAGGATTACCAGAATTAAAAGCCACGATTGATTGAGTGTCTAAATTCATAGTTTCTTCAACAGAAATTTTAAAAGATTTCTTAGTCAAAATTAGATTTTCTGTCATCCTTTTATAAATAATTTCATAAGTTCCATATGATTGTTTTTCAGAATTAGCAATTATTTCAACATTGTAATTTTTGATGCCATGCATTGGTGTTGTCAAAAAATCTGATAATGGTGCCATCATTCCATCTTTTCCGTTCCCTCTTCCCATCATTAAAAAAAATTCATCAAAGCAAGTTCTATTTTTTGATTTATCATCATAGAAAAAAAACAAAGCATATATAAATTTTTGGTAAGGGTATAATGGATAATACCAAGTTTCACAATATTCTATACATTCATTAAATGTTTTGCGGTCAAAAAAAATATTGCTAGCCAATAAAGGTTTTACAATGTTCTTGATTAATAAATTAATTTCATTTGAAATTGGAACAGTTTTACAAAGTTTAATGTATTCCGATATCTCTTTTACTTTTATCATTTTCTATACGCATTAGCCTTGCCTTTTTTATCAGGTTGTTTTAGATTTAATTCTGTTAATATTTTTAACATTTGTGCATTAACTTTTACCCTGTTTCCAATACTTTCGTTCGGTTTATCGGTTGAAAAACCATTCCCGCCTATAACAGCATATCTAATTCCATTTTCTTTTATATCTTTTTCTAGTTTTTCTCTTAATTCAAACAATTGGCAATAATCATCTATCATATCTAGGTAGTGATTGCCTGTCATATTTTGCATTTTTAATTGTTCCATTAACGATTCTTTTATTAGGTTAACTTTATCTTTTTTCTTGGCCAATCCAACCACCCCTTTCACATGCGTGTGTAACCTTATCCCTCGAGTACAAAACCTATCAACGTTTCCTTTTTCTGTTGTCAATCTATGAGATTTAACCGGGGGAGTGTTACCATTTCTCGTCAGTCTTAAATAAATTTATCATTTCGAATTCAACATCCAAATTAATTATTTTTTGTTTAATTTTAAATTGTGCTTCATCAATATCTTTTGGTAGTCGCTTATCTTTAATTAAATTATCTCTGCATTGTTTATCTTCTGTGTTAATCAATATATATTTATCTATGTAAGGTGTTTCATTTATCTTTGGAACTGTCCTGACTAACCAAGTATTACCAACACTATTTATCAATGCAGATTCAATCATACAGTTAATTGTATTTGTAACAATTGAACTATTATCTACCTTTAGTGATTCTCTTATTAAGTCATAATTAAGTATGATGTTATCCTTGCCTTTATGATCTAAAGCATATGTTGTCTTTCCTGAACCGATTAATCCACAAATACAAATTACCATTTTTCCTCACTTATTATTTTTTTTTCTTTATAAACAAATTTCTTGTATCTTTCCTCTACAATGTTATGACAAGTATTACATAAGCTTATAAGATTATTTATATCTTTTGATAATTCAGGATGTAGTTCCAAAGACTTAACATGATGTACTGCCTGGGCTCTCTTTAATTGAATCTTAATTGGCTTATGTTCTCCATCGCTCCATCTCCCATTACACATCATACATTCATTATTATCTAAATCTAATCTTGATTGCCTTAGTTCTTTCCATCCATAATAAGCTAAACTATAGAATTTATTCTTTTCACCATCTGCAATTAATTGCTCAACACTTCTCATTCTTTACTTTCTTTAAATGCAAAAAGCAACCAACATTATATTGATTGCTCTCTACTACTGCCTCATTGTGCAGTTCTTTGTGGTGATGTGTATTAAGGTTACACATCAAACCTATATAAAGGGGGTACTATTGTTATCTTTCGCACTATAACTATATCATTAAAAAATAGTGTCATTCTATGTCATTTAGTGTCATTATTTTCTTTTTCATATCCATATAGTTTATAAAATTCTTTATTTTCTTTTTCTGCTTCCTCCATACTATCACCTATACAACTTAATATAAAAAACATTATTTTAAATCCTATTAATATTAAAAACCCTATTATTAAAATATTAAATATCGTACCCATTATTTTCCTCCCTCTCTTGTATATACTTCAATCCATCACTATGTTTTCTGTGCATCTGCTTCCAAGAATAGTTTACCACAACTGCTACCTCTTCCCAAGTTTTATTATTCATATAGTATTCAGTAAATATTGCTCTTTGTATACTCTCTGGTAATGAATTGATATATCCCTTAGCTTCATCTATTCTTGCATATAACCTTATTACTATGTCACTTAAACTTTCCTCTAGCATTATCCTTTTATCAGTTATCTTGGTTTTATCTGATGTTTCACTACCTCTTGGCATATCACTTAACTGTGCTGTGCAACTCTCCTCTCTTGCTTTTAACCTTTCTAGTAATTCCAAGTTAGCTTCTATTTCCCTATCTAAACCTTTACACTCTTTAAGTATTGCTTTAATATCCATTTACAACTCCTTATTGCTTTTGTAATAATGTATTTCGCCATTTATTGAGGTACAATCTTTTCCATAACCCCAATCTATTCCTATGTTGTCATACCTTG